GCTATCCAGAAAGAGGCAGCATCGTCCTCTGCGGCGTCCATCGAGGCCGCACGTGCCATCGATACGCAAAGCGAATCTATCGACAAAAATATCCGCAAGAAGGTCGAGCTGGCCAAGCTGGACGAACGCTTCAGCAAAATGCAATTCGAAGCGCAGCGCACCGGCGACCGCAACGCACGTCTGGATAATGTTGACTTCACCGAAGATGGCAAGCCGCTTGGCGGCGGCCTGTACGCCCAGCTGCGCAAAGATATTGAAGAACGCAACAAGCCGAAGGCAGCGGCCAAGTCCAGTGAGGTCGGCATCAATACCGAACTCAAGGCGCTGCAGGGGCAGTTCCAGGAGCAGGAGCGGGCGCTCAAGCAGGTCAACCAAAACATCAAGGCGCAATACGATATCGGCTTGCTCGACACGCAGCAATACCTGTCAGCGGAATATGAAGCCAAGAAATCGGCACTGACGAAAGAATTGCAGATCGCTGACCAGCAAGCCGAGGTCGCCGGTCGCAAGCGCAATACGGTAGCACTCGAAGAGGCGCGCAATCTGCAAAAGCGTGTCCGTGATGAGCAACTGGCGAATGAGGAAAAGTACGGCAACGACTCGCGCTCATTGATGGAAAAAAACCGGCGCGATGTACAGGCATATGTTGATTCGCTCAACGCCGCGTATGTGACGCGCAAGCAGGCCATCAACAATCTGATTGCCGGCACCGGCTTGGGTGATGTTGACCGCGATGAGCTGAGCCGTATCAATCAGCTGCAGCAGGAGTACGACAAAGCCGCAGAGGCGCTGCGCCGCTCAATGGAAAAAGGCACGGCACACGGCGGTATCAGTCGGGGTCAGTACGACCAGGAGATTGCCGCACTGCAAACCAATATCCAGCAGCGCATCGATCTGGAGCGCCAGTTCACTGCGAACCTGAAAGAAACACAGGCCGACGGCTGGAATGGCGCCACGCGCTTCATGGCGAATTATCGCGATGCTGCTGCCAACATGTCTTCGCAGGTAGAGGGCATGTTCACCAGTGCAGCGCGGGGCATGGAGGATGCCTGGGCGACGTTCGTGACCACCGGCAAGCTGTCGTTCTCTGATTTGGCGAAGTCGGTGATTGCCGACATTGCCAAGATGCAAGCCCGGGCTGCAATTTCGGGCCTGTTCAATTTTGCCATCAGCGCGGCTGCCAACTATTTCGGCGGAGGTGCCGGTGCCGGCGCTGAGTCGTCGGGGGCGAGAACGGCTGATTATTGGAACGCGCAAGCGGGCGGTGGTGTGGGCTTCAAGGCGAACGCACTCGGCGATGTATACACATCGCCGAGCCTGCATGAGTACGCCAACACGGTGCTGACCAAGCCAACACTCTTCGCTTTTGCCAAGGGGGCCGGTATTGCGGGGGAAGCCGGGCCAGAAGCCATCATGCCGTTGACGCGGGCAGCGGATGGCTCGCTCGGCGTGCGTTCGCTCGGTGGTGGTGGTCAGGCGCCGGTGATTCAGACCATTACCGATATTGATATTACTCAGGCGGGGGCGCAATCGAGCACCACCGCAGATACGCAGAACCAGACCGCGAAGGAACTGGCCAGCATGGTCTCGGAGTCGGCGAAAGCAGTGGTCTACCGTGAGTGCGCACCAGGCGGCAAGATCTGGCGTTTGCATAATGGCATGGGGGGCTGATGACAAAGCGTACTTTTACCTGGACGCCCAACAACAATCTGATGGCGACACCTAAATTCAAAACCTTGTCTGCCAAGCTTGGTGATGGCTACGAGCAGTCAGCGGGCGATGGCATCAACGCCCGTTCAAGTTCGTGGTCGCTGAGTTTTACCGGTAAGCAAGAGCGTATCGCGCAGATCTGCCAATTCCTCGACGAACACGCTGGCTGGCGTTCGTTTTATTGGACCGAGCCGTTCGGTAAGCAGGTGCTGATCAAGACGCCGGACGGTTATTCAACCAAAGATCTGGGTGCAGACGTCTACACATTGACGGTCACTTTCAAAGAGGGCTTTTAGCATGGGTATATTTGCAGACATCCAACAGCTGGAGGTCGGTGAAAAGGTCGAATTGTTCGAACTGGATGCCGGTGGCATCGGCGGCGATGAATTGTTGTTTCACGGCTATGAACAATTGGGTTCGATCTGGTGGCAAGGACGCGAGTTTGCGCCGTGGCCGATTGTAGTGGAGGGCTTTAGCAAAACCGGTGAAGGGCAGCAGCCATCGCCGAAGCTGACGGTCGGCGATATTGATGGCTCAATCAGCGCCTTATGTATTTTTCTGGATGATTTGGTCGGGGCCAAACTGATCCGGCATATCACGCTGGGGCGTTTCCTGGATGCGGTGAACTTCCCGGATGGCAATCCTGATGCCAATCCCGACGAGCACTTGCCAGCCGAAATCTGGTTTATCAATCAGCGAACCGAAGATGATGGCGAGCATATCGAATTCCAGCTCGCCACGGCGCTCGATCTGGATGGCCTGAAGCTGCCGCGGCGGCAGATCATTGCCAATCTCTGTAGTTTTGAATATCGCGGCCCTTACTGCGGTTGGACTGGGGTTGCTTTCTTCGATAAAAGTGACCAGCCAGTCAGCGAGCGGGCGCTGGATCGTTGCGGCAAACGTATCTCTTCCTGCAAATGCCGCTTTGGCGAATTCAATGAATTACCGTTTGGTGGCTTCCCTGCTGCCGATCTGATGAGGGCCTGACATGCATCCAGCGACTGAAGAAGCGATCCGGGCGCACGCGATTGCGGAATATCCCCGCGAGTGTTGTGGTCTGGTGATCATCGAACATGGTGTGGAGACATATGTGCCATGCCGCAACGCCGCCGACCCGAAGGACAAGAACGCGCATTTCGTTCTCCCCGCCGATGAATATGCCTGTGCGGAAGATAAGGGCCAAATAGTGGCGTTGGTACATTCGCATACCGATGAGCCGGCGCGACCGAGCGAGGGCGACAAGGTGGCTTGTGAGGCATCAGCATTGATTTGGCACATCATTCGGGTCGATGGCGGGCCTGATGGTCCGGTCGCCACTGAGCTGGTTACCCACGCGCCATGCGGGTATCAGGCACCACTGGTGGGGCGCGGCTTCTTTCATGGCGTGCTGGACTGTTATTCCTTGATTCGCGATTGGTATCAGCGCGAGCGGGGCATTATGCTGAAAGACTTTGCGCGGCGCGACGGCTGGTGGCGTGATGGCAGTGGCGACGATTTATACATGACACAGTTTCGCGCGGCCGGATTTGTCGCGGTTGATGCGAGCGACATCCAGATCGGCGACGTGATCATCATGCAGTACGGAGCCAGGGTGGCCAATCATGCCGGCGTGTATATCGGCAACAGCGAGTTCTTGCATCACCTCTACAACAAGCTATCGACACGTGACGTCTACGGCGGCCACTGGCGCGAAATTACGCGGTTGATTGTGCGCTACCGCCCCGCCTGACACTGTCTCACCGCAACTAGCCGACTTCACGTCGGCTTTTTTACTTTCTGAGCCATGCAACAACCACTCAAAACTATCCGGCTATACGGCACGCTCGGTACCGCCTGCGGCCGTGTGCATCATCTCGCCGTACGCAGCGCAGCTGAGGCGGTGCACGCACTGCGCATCATGTTGCCCGGTTTCGAGCGGGCATTGATGAGCGGTCGCCAGCGTGGCATCACCTTTGCCGTGTTTGTCGGTAGGCGCAATATAGGTCGAGATCATCTGCAAGATCCGACTGGCGACGACGATATTCGTATTGCCCCGGTGATGCAGGGCTGCAAGCGCGGCGGTCTGCTGCAGACGATTGTGGGCGCGGTGCTGATCGTGGTGGGCGCCATCATTACCGGCGGCACGTTTGGGGCCGGTGCGCCGTTTGGTTCGGCCTTGATCGTGATGGGCGCCTCCATGATGGCGGGCGGCATTGTGCAAATGTTGTCACCGCAACAGGGCGGCCTCTCAACCAGAGACAATGTCGACAACGGGGCGAGCTATAACTTCAATGGTCCAGTCAACACCAGCGCCCAAGGCAAGGCAGTTAGCTTGCTTTACGGTCGCGCGGTGGTTGGCTCGGCGGTGATCTCAGCGGGTATCGTGGCCGAGGATCAGCAATGAGAGGCATTATTGGATACGGCGGTGGTGGCAAAGGCGGCGACGATAGTGCCACGGCGGCAATCGAGTCGCCAGATAGTCTGCACAGTATTTCTTATGCGCGCGTGCTGGACCTAGTGTCGGAAGGCCCTATACGCGGGTTGGTCAACGGTGCACAATCAATCTATTTGAATGAAACACCGTTGCAGAATGCGGACGGCTCATACAATTTTCGCGGATTTCGTTACGATTTTCGGAACGGCACGCAGGATCAGACTTACATTCCCGGATTTCCGGAAATCGAGAACGAACTGGGCGTTTCTACTGAACTGAAGTCGGCATCTCCCTGGGTGAAGTCGATCACCAATCGGCAATTGAACGCGATCCGGCTGCGTCTTTCCTTGCCGGCCATCAGTCAGACAGACCCGGCCAATGGTAACGTTGGCGGCTATCGGATTGACTATGCGGTAGACCTGTCTACGGATGGTGCCGCCTTTGTTCCGGTGATAGTAGCCGCGTTTAGTGGCAAGGCCACCAGCAAATATGCGCGCAGCCATCGGATCGAATTGCCGAAGTCCAGTGTTTCCGGCTGGCAGATCCGGGTGCGGCGCCTGACCGCGAATGCCAATAGCAATCGCATTGTCGACACCACCAACATTGAGTCGTATACCGAGGTCATCGACGCCAAGCTGCGTTACCCAGTCTCGGCCATTATCGGCATGCTGATTGATGCCTCGCAGTTTTCCGGGGTGCCGCGCCGCGGCTTTGATCTGTACGGCAGAATTATTCAGGTGCCGAGTAATTACGATCCGATCACACGCGTCTACAGCGGTCCGTGGGATGGCACTTTCAAACCGGAATGGACCGACAATCCGGCCTGGTGTTTTCGCGATCTCGTATTGCACGACCGTTACGGTATCGGGCATTTGATCGATACCAACCAGGTCGATAAATGGGTGCTGTATCGCATTGGCCAATATTGCGATCAGCTGGTGCCGGATGGTAAAGGTGGGATGGAGCCGCGCTTCACTTGCAATCTTTATCTGCAAGACCAAGCGCCTGCCATCAAGGTTTTGCAAGACATGGCCTCGATTTTTCGCGGGCTGTCTTACTGGGCTGGCGGCAGTGTGGTGGCGTCGGCAGACATGGCGACCGACCCGGTCTATGTCTACACTGCCGCCAACGTGATCGGCGGCAAGTTCCTGCGCTCTGGTACCAGCCGCAATACGCGCTATTCGACGGCGCTGGTAAGTTGGAATGATCCGGCCGATTTTTACCGCGCCAAAGTCGAATACGTCGAAGATGAGGAAGGTCTGGAACGCTATGGCGTGCGACCGCTGGAACTGACTGCTTTCGGTTGCACTTCGCAGGGGCAGGCGCAGCGGGCAGGGCGCTGGGCATTGGCGACCTCGCGTCTGGAAACCGACGGTATCAAATTCCAGGTGGCACTCGATGGTGCCGTGGCCGCGCCTGGGCAGATTGTGCGAATCGCGGATCCGCGTCGCATGGGCCGCCGCAATGGCGGCCGTATTCGGGCAGTGAATGGGCGCGTCATCACGGTCGATAAGGCACCGGTTATTGCCGTGGGCGACGCCTTGACGGTCATTCTGCCGAGTGCGATATCTGAAACGCGCTTGGTGGCATCGATCGATGGCGACGATGTCACGGTGGCCAGCGACTACTCGGAACCTCCGCAGGCGCAGTCCGTCTGGACCGTCGATAACATCGATTTGATGGCACCGATGTACCGCATCGCCTCGGTGACAGAAAAAGATAAGCTGACTTTCGAAATCACGGCCACTCAACATGAGCCGGG